CACTATCATCACCTAAAAGATCACGCTCACCCTCAGGTTCGATGAAGACCCCTGCATCGCAAAGTTGCCTGTCAATCACTTTATAATACAAGTGGTCCATCATAGTATTGAAGAACTGGGTGGTCCTCCAACCTGACCACAACCCCCTATAGACTTGGGTGTGTTTACCTTTTGAACCAACAGGCCTAATGTACATGTGATTGAAAGATTCAATCAACCTGCTGCAAATCTTTGACAACACACCATAATAATTAGTTGTACCATTCATCCACTGGCCTGTAGTCGTATGGCTGTCACACACTTGCCGCATGTGCTCATAAGCATATGACATATGTCGGTAATCATGTGTGATATTAAAGTCAGTGAAATCAACATCTAACATAAAGACTCCTCCTTCCTCGCCTAGAGTCACATTGTGCATGCGTTTCAGTATACCCATCAGCATCTGTCTCGGTGACAGGTTGAGATACATGTCTTCATTTTGTCTGTATATCTTATCCTCAAACACAGTCATGACAAGCGATTCTGCTAACCAGTGCAAGAATGGACCAGGTATGAGGGCACGCAGTTTACCCGTTTCAGTCTTCAACACAATGGTTGTTTTGATTGGTAAGAAATCTTCGGACAAGATTGCGTTGATTAACTCTTCAACAGGTATTTCTGCTGTTATCAATCTCTTGTTGACCAGCTTCTTAGGGTTGAAATCAGCATAATCAAGTGCACTTGAATAATTAGCAGCCGACCCTTGGGTGCTAATATTTAGCATTTGGGTTTGTAGCCTTGTCGGTGTCATTGTGCTGTGTGCTTTAGAGTCAGTCCACTCACCTGAGAACAACACATCCATCTCATGCTTAAGAGCCACGTCGTATGCTTCAACACTAGCAACATGATCAGCAATGTACAGCTTGTGGTTGTTCACCTTTACTCTTTGCTCGATTGTGTCATCATCACCCAAAATCTCTGAATGAATGCGCCCTGCCAGAGTGGCCAAATACCATAAATCAGATTCTTGTATCCCAGGCACCATATCAAATGGTTGTGGTATAATACCCGTCCTACGTACATATTCATGCAACGACTTCGTGACCGTCGTGTATCGCTTGAACCCCCCACAACACCAGCCGTCATCCAAGATAAGAGATAGAACCCCGCTGCGACCAGCACCACTCGTACCATAAAGTACCAGGGAAGCCAATCCATGCAAGCCAAACCCAGCGGTTAAGGTAAATACCTTGACAACCAAAGCACGATGCTCGGAAGACAAAGAACAGATTACCCTGGCAAGCACGAGCGCACTGACGCGAGTGCGGTGAGCTAAATCTTTACTTGAAATAGGCCAATGAGCCGTAATATGCCGAGCAAGTCGGTGTGGTTGACCTTGACGCGAGATTTCCCATAACCGTGCGGATAGCATCTTTTTCTTTTCTAGGTCCATATTGGCTGAAGTCACAGCACACACGTACTGTTCATTCAGACTACGCACAACATCGTGCGCAGCAGAAGGGAATATTGTGGCCTGGTCAACATACCAGCCTAACTCCTCCAATGAACGTTTGAACCTGTTTGAATTTGATGCATAATAAACCCGCAGGCCAGCAGCTCGTGTGATCCAAGCTGCAGACATCTGCAATCTACCAACATTGCTATTTTCGACACCCG